GTAAAAGCGCAATCGGTGGAATAACTGCCGACGTGTTTCTGATATTTCACAGCCATATCGAACTATTAAGCCGCATCAATCAAAGCAATAACCCGCAGATAATACACGTCCACACAGCGACACGGTTCAGGCAGAATCACGTAGCAATATCCGAACGGGTAAAAGACTGCAAGAACATCATCGCCTTACCCGAATTTGCTGGGTTATGCGCTAATCAGTTCTACATGGTCGGAGCGATTGAACCGAACGGCATCGAACTGAGCATAACCGGTACGAACCGATTCGCTCACTACCCATCAAACCCAAAAATAAAAGGTAGTGCCGATATATTCAAGTGTATCCGTGAGGTGGGCGTATCTATTCAGACAGGCGAGAACGTACCGTATCAAGCCCACATGAAACGGATGCAGACCTGCGACGTGTATATCGAGATGTTGGCAGCAACGCAAGGAACGGAACAATACGGCTCGTTCGGCATGACGGCATTAGAGGCAGCAAGTATGGGAAAGGTTGTTATCACCAACAATCTGCACGGGCAAGAACTATATCGGTCAACGTATGGCGATTGTGAACTGGTTATAGCCAACACTAAAGATGAATTAATTAAATCAATAAAACAGTATCAACATGGCAGCACTTCTACAAAGGCTTTGGCGACGTATAATTGGTGGCGAAATAAGCATAGCCTCGAACCAACCGGAAAGCGACTTTTACAAATCATTCGAGCGTGAGCAGAACGAGAATTTTAACAACTTCTTTGAATCGTACAAGGCGAGGTTAAAGCGGTTCAATGAAACGGATAAGTACACTTCTGAATTGTATGCCTTGTGGAGAATGATTAACCCGTCAAAAACAGACAAGATACTGGACTACGGTTGCGGCACGGGGTATGCGGTCAAGTGGTTTAGACTTGATGGATACGAGGTGTATGGATACGATTACTTTCGGTACGTTGATGGGAATCCATCGTGGTACATTCAGAAAGCAAAGTTCAAATTTGACCACATCTACTTTATGCACTCATTCGCACACGTCCCGAACATCGAACAGGTGCTTATTAATCTAAAATCTATATTAAAACGAGGCGGCACAATTACCGTATTGACCCCAAACAAAGCGTATTTAGATTTTATGGAAAGTATAGATGGATACATACCTGACCCGACGGTAGTAAAACATTACCGATTTACTCAGGTAGAAAATTTATTTACCGATGCCGGATACAGATATTTGGGATTTGACTTATTAGGAGAATCTTACAAAGGCCGAAGTGAACGTTTCATTTGTAAATTTATGCTACCATGACCGACCTAACCGTAATAATGAACACCTACCACGAGCGGCTGGAGTGGATTATAACCGCCATCAATGCTGTGCTGCCTCAATGCGATAGGTTGATACTGTCCATGTGCGAGGGCGACCCGAACTATCAGATGCTTGATTCGATGTACCGGGGTAAAATCGACATAATCCATCTACCCAAATCGCTGCAACTCGGCAAGTGTCCTGAGCAATCGTTTAGGCAGATAAACAACGCCATGCAGCACGTCACTACCAAGTACGTGAGCTGGACAAGCTCAGACGACATCATGCTACCGGATAAGTACGCAACCGAACTAAGCCACATGGATGGGTTCAAGGTGGTGTATTCCAATTATATTATGTGCGATGAGAACCTGAACAACCGCAACGAGGTAAAGCTACCACCGTACAACTACGAGCTGCACAAAAAGGGCAACATCGTATCTGATTTGGCTGTGTGGGAAACTGCGTTGTGGTACGAGTTCAACGGCTTCGATTGCGGCACATTCCGAAACTATTCGTTTTGGGATTTTTGGTTGAAAATATACGCTAAGTACGGACACGTATTCAAGCACATCGACACGGCAACGTGGCTGTACAGACAGGATGCCAACAGCACCCATATAAAACGACGCAAATCAAAACAGATGCAAGACGAAGCGGCACGTGACAGGGCTGCGATGTTGCAATCACACGGGATTGAGCCATGATAAAATTCATCAGCGACAATGATTTCGGTAATTTGGGTTATGCCTATGCCGAATCACTCAAAGCAATCGGGCATCGTGCCGAATCGTACTGCCTGTTTAAGCATCCATACGGATACGCAAAGCAATCAAAACGTATCTATGAGGGTGAAGTCCGTGAATCGCTGCACGGTGCGGACGTGGTTGTCATCATGCACTCATCGGCTCGGTTTGTTCAGTACGTTCCTGAGGGTGTGCCGTACTTCGTCATGCACGGAGGAACCCGATACCGGCAGAATACGGAGGACTTTATCAAAAAGTTCAAGGACGCACGGGGCGCAATCATTCAGACACCGGATTTGCTCGGACTGGGAACGATACCTGAGGAACTAATCTGCGCACCGGCAGACCTATCAATCGAGTACGTGCCGTTTCACAAGACCTTGCACGGCTTCGGACACTACCCAACTAACCGAATGAATAAGGGAACGGAGCAAATAATCAGAGCCGCCCGACAGTCACGCATCGACCTACACACGGACGAGATGCTGCTGCCGTACTACCGCAATTTGGAGCGTATCGGCAAGTGTAAAATCTACATCGAACTATTCAAGCCCGAGCAGCGTGGTAAGTTGTACGGCACGTTTGGACTGACTGCGATTGAGGCGGCAATGGTGGGGCGACCTGTCATCACTCAATGCGCTAACTATCAGAGTTACGTTGATAGATACTGCGACATTCCGCTTGAGATAGTTGAAAGCGAATCGGAACTAATCGAAGCGATGACGGACTGCGCAAAGATGACGGACGATAGTGTTGAACGGTGGGGCAAGAACCTACGTAATGACGTGATGAAGTGGCACAGTCCGCAAAGGATAGGGGAACAGTTGATTGAATTTATTAATTTTAACCGATGAAAATACACGTAATATCCACCGGGTACAACTGCGCTGAATACGTTCAGGGCTGCTACGATTCGGTCAAATCGCAACAGGTCGATTGTGAGGTTATTCATCATTTATACGACGATGCAAGTACAGATAAGTTTGGGTTTTTTGCAGATAAGAATAATTTACCTATAACTTATACCAACGAAGAAAGGCGTGGGGCGGCTTCTGCTCGACATGAAGTTATGCAGCGAAAGAAAATAAAGAAAGACGACATCATCGTCCTGCTCGGAATGGATGACGAACTTCTGCCGGGTGCGCTACAAAAAATATACGAAGCGCATCGTGACGGTGCGTGGGTAACCTACGGCAATTGGCAGAATCAGTACGGTAAACTCAACCGCTGCACACTTGAACACAAGAACCAAACCCGTGCAGGGGCGTACCTATTCACCGCTCCTAACTCATTTCGTGCAGGGCTGTACCGACGCATCGACGTTGAGCGGCTTAAGGTGTGGGGCGAATGGCAGCACGTTTGTACCGAAGTGGAGGTGATGTATTCCTGTATCGAAATGGCGGGATGGGATAGGGTTAAAGCGATTGCAGAACCTATCTATATGTACCGTGAACGGTTGCCATCAGGAACGATAGCGCAGTACGGTGCGAACTTTAAACGGAAGGTACTTCAAGAGATTCAGTCAAGACCGAAGCAACAGAAGATTGATGCGCTTTGATACGACCCGATTCGACAAGGATGCGGAACTGCTCAATCTCCCAATCGAGTGCGTGTAGCTTTGATGCTTTGTAGTACGATGCGCTTTTCAAATCAAATCCAACGCAGGTGATGTCAACGTCTTTAATCAACAACATACGCTGCAACACAGCCCACCCCGTTGTTGGTGATTTCCCCTCAGGATATTCGGGAACGTCGATATAAATATGGTCTGCTGCACCGTGATTCGGGTTGCGTTCCCTGAATTGCTGTATCTCGTTCTGCCATCCACAACTGAGCACACACCCCGCCTTGACTGCATTCGGGTAGCACCGGAACGAATGGGCAGTGCGTACCGTGTGAGCCATGCGGACAACGATAGCACTAAGCAAATCGGGTGTCTTGCCCCAATGTATTGCGGAGTTGAAGTGGTAGTAAACGTCTGCTTCGGGAATGTCCGTGATGGCAGGGTTGTTGGCAATCAGAGCGACACGGGTCAGTACATCCATATACGCTCAGCGTTCTTTGTTTCGTCCGAATCGACGTGAATAAAAGTCTTGCTGATACCGATACGGTTGAACCCTGCATCCATCAAAGCGGATAGTATCTTCCAACGTGTAATGTCGTCGGCACAATGAATATCGGCAGCGCATCCGTATAGATGCGAACTGTTCAGCTTACCACCGACCTTTTCGTTATGTTCTTTGGTACGATAGCCTGAGTTGATTTTAAACGACACACCCGCAATATCACGGGCGCATTGAAGACGCTGCATAAACTCGTGTTTCATGTTGTCGCCTGAACTGGGTTCGTCTGAACTATCAAACTCATCCCGCTTGAAGTTGGGGTAATCGTTCCAGTTCAGCATGACCCGAATATGTTTAGGGCGATAAGGAGGTCACTAAAATTAATCACCCCGTTGTAATCGAAATCAACCGTACCGTTGTATGTGCCTGAGGTCATACATTGGATAATTCGGTTGATGTGGTACATATAAACGCAGCCGCTCATTGTTTTAAATTATTTAGAACAAATATAATAATTTAATTATTACGCAGGTCTTTGTTTTTTGAGCCAAGCGACGACCCAAAGTAGTAACCGTAGATTGCAGCTACAATCCCGCTTATCATCCCAAACAAGATATTAACCATATCCCGATTAGCGTCTGGCACTTGTCTATGAGTGATGAAGATTAGAATGTAAATGAATGAAGCCAAACCAATAGCACCAACAAACCATTGAAAATAATCACGTCCGACTGCGATTTCACGCTTTCTTGCGCTATCCCTATCCTGAACCTCAAGAGCAAATATCTCTTTAGCCCAATCCATTCTGCTTAATTCCATTTCGTGCAGCAGTTTAGCTTTTTCAATCTCGCTTATCGACGATTCCTGAATCTTGCCTTTGACAATATCGAGCGCACCGGCAATGTCGCCCGTTGCTATTTCGGCACCTACTTCGATGGCCGTACCGATGTGCTTACCGGCTTTGTTCAGGAATTTCCCGAACCCCGTTTCGTTGAACGGTTTTTTCTCCTTCTTTTCGCTCATGATTTCTTGCGTGTAAATACGTCGATTAGATTATCCCCGATTCGCTTGTAATTATACACCACGTAGAACGCAATGTTCTGCCCGAAGATGGTCATCAGCGATACGGTCATGCTCATCTTGTACGGTTCGAGTTTCCAATGCAGCGATGCCAAACCGCCAATATATCCGAAGAACATGGACACGAGTATAACACCCGCCCACTGAATCCACGTGTATTTCTTTTTCATCATTATCTCCATGCCTACCTTACCAAACAATCCAAACAATACTGAAAATATCCAACTGCCTGACTTGGTAAAGAAGGCTATAATTTCATGACTTAGTTTTGTTTCCTCCTGCATTTGTAAAGTACGTATATGGTTGCAAGTATTAAAGTTCCTATTTCGTTCCATTGCCAAGCCGTAGGGTCACCAAACAACTCGTCGTACACTTCGCCCAAACTTAATATAAGCAGAGTGCTTGATATTATTTGGAGGCAAAACTCACGGGCGAGTAATCGGATAACGGCAAATAAAACGGGGTAGGTGAGCGCATTAAAAAGCATCCACCAATTAGTAAATTCTATTTCATCGTCAATCCACAGCCTACCGGTTGCACCCGCAATAGACAGGGCAACGAACAATAGCATGAGGATTGATTCACGGCTTATCATCGCTTAACGATATTGCGGGGTCTTGGGCCGACAATACGGTAGTATAATATATCGTTGTCGTCCTCGATGTAATCGGTATTATTGATGACAACTAACTCGTCCTCCTTCACAGTCCAAAGCGACGGCTTCGGAGCGATTGCCGAACCGTTGTAGATGTATGGTGCAAGTGGGGTGTCAACCACTTGGATAAAATCAACCGATTGATAGGTCAATATAACAATGTCTTGTCCTTTAGTTAGATTCATCTTGTCTTGGATTTATTTCACCCCGACTGACTTTATCAAGTAGCACACGCAGGGCGACAATGTGCTGTTGCCGTTTTAGTTCGGATTTGATATTTCGTTTCTTCTTAGCCAATTAATCCCCTCCAAGATGGGTCTTCGTTTAACGGCACTCGTCCGGTACGCTCGTTCACCACACCAAACGGAAAGCCTCGTTTCCGGTTGTTCGATGGCAGTTGGTTCAGGTCGTTGGTGCTGAACTCAGGGAACGAACTCATATTATCGCAAATATAGTCAAGCATTCGGTTCGTAGCGAACTGAGCCTTTGAATAGTAATCGTCCCGTATCGTGTCCACGTCGTTGGCACCTGCCGAGTTGGTGTTGTCTGGCACACGTTCGAGCAACCCACCGTTGTCGATTTTAACTTTGAGGTGTGGGATTAGGTCGTGTAGCGTCCAGTACAATACGGCAGGCATGATGTACTCATCCCGCAGCGTAACGTATGCGGATGTCAAGTTACCCGCAGCGGTACCGGTTAGAATCTTTTTGAACAGGTCTGTTCCGAGTACGGGCTGTATGCGTATGTTCTGAGCGTCGAGGACGGACGGCTTGATGTACGCCCACTCGACTGACTTGTTGATGTGGCTAAACTGATTGATGTAGTTCTGGTCAATCAGTAGGACTGCGGTAGGTACTGCCATTATTGAGGTGGGTTTAAGAATCCGTGATTAGGCATATCGTTGGGGTGCTTTGCGACCTTTGGATTGTTGACTGGAAGCCTGTATTTATTGCGGTCTTTGGGCTTCATTTCAAGTATCATGTCCTGAGCCTCCGACACGGTTATTTTCTTGTTGTTACGACGTAGGTATATCCGACGCTCCCAGAAGTGATGACACCGTGCGCCACCTTTATACAGCCAAATGTCGTATGTATTAGCACCACGTGGACCGAATCCGGCATTAACAACTCTATCCGAAGCGGCTTCGATGTCTTCTTTTCGGTACACCTTACCTGCTCCGACCATCTTCACGCAGAACGAGCGACTGTTGCTGCTTGTTTGGTTTGGGGCGTATGCGTAACGTACCTTGAATAGGTCATTATCCTGTTCGCTTTGTCCGTTCGGGTTGGAAGACAGAACCGATGCGAATTTGAACAGACCGTCAAAGTTGATTTCGTCCGTGTCGGCTTCCTCCGCATCGACAAGTTCCCACTCCGCCTCATCGATGTCCTCGCCCAAATCAATCAGAGCCGCTCCGATTGCGTCCAGTTCAGCGTCCGATGGTTCACGGCTTAGTTTAGTCGGGTCTGCCGGTGGTTGTCCGAGTGGGTTCACTGGTTCAGTTGCAAATATGTTTCGGGCAATCTGCTCGTCAAATCCAAGCATCTGTTCAATAAGGATAGACCCCTGCTCTTTGGTTAGCAATCCTTCATTAACTCGTCCAACGATGTCGATGGCGGAACTAATTTGAATACCCGTAAACGACTGCTCGACTTGTGCATCCTCTGCGTCTTGCTTATCTTTCCATTCGGGCGTTGTTTGGATACCTAATGCTTTGAATAATGGATTAAGCCCACGCAGTATCATCTCCCTTGCAGGTTCAAGTACACGTGTCCGCATGATGCTTTCGGCCTCGACAAGTTCATCCGCATTGCTACCCAATCCCGTGTTGTTTTTAAGACCGAACAGCATCGGACTAACTACACGGTGTCCTATCATTATCTTTTCTGCTGCCTCACCCGATAAAAACTGATACTGCTTGTCCGCATCACTCAACTGAACCGTGTCCACTTCGGCAACTTCCTCGCCCGGACTTGAATAAAGTATCAAGGCCGAACCTGCGTTGTTCTCACCGCTTAGATTTTGCTTGATGTTGCGTTCTGTTATCGCCTGTTCTTCAATCGTTGGCGTTCCGTTCTTTAACTTGATGATGTAAGACGGTGCCAGTCCGTTTTTAATTGCGCTATTATGAAACGTTCCGATTCGTTTCTCAAGTTCGCAGTACTCCACCGCTCCTATGTAGTCGGGTTTGGCGTAGTAAAACGAACCGGGGCTAAACGGACGGACGTACAAGATTTGGTTCGGGTGGTTTGCGATGTCAGTAGGATTGGAACTGAACGCCCTGATTTGTCTTGGCTTGTACTTTGTGGTGTTTGACCAATCTTCACAATACCAAAAGAACGGTATCTCCCTTCCTACACGCTCACCGCATCGCATCAGTTCAGACGGCATCGGTTCGATTCGGCTGATTTGGTTGCCAGTCCACACAATCTCAAGAAAGAAATACCCGTTTATCTTGAACTCCAAACAAGACCTTAGTAGCGTTTCGTTAAAATCGTACTTGTTCAGTTCAGGCGAATCCAATCCCGCCCCGAATATCCAATACGACAACGACACGCACAGGGCGTGATGCGTTGGTGATTCGTTGAATAGGTCGATTAGGTAGTCGGGATAGTCGTTATTCACCCCGTATTCAATCCATCCTTTTTTGTTCTTTACGTCAACGTAATTATGCGGGGTGTATGCGCTTAATTGAATCGACCCGACAGTATGCTTGTTGTTTGGTGTATCGCTCATTGGTTGACTATTGTGGTTGGTATTGTCGGCTCGTTCACGTATTCGGTGTAGGTGGTTGGGGTGACGAATAGCGTTCCTATCTCAAACACGCCAATTACATCAGTGTCGTCCGGGTCGAGATTAGTAGTGCCTGTCTGCCCGTAGATAGTGTATGCGTATTCGCCCGTCTCCATTATGGTTATGCTGCCCGATATGGCAGCGGTGGTGTTCGTGTTGATACGGAGTTGAGTGTACCGTTCGTTGTCGGTTAGGACAATCGGGATGACAAGGTACTCCGCTGAATTATTGGTATTGACTAACTTCATCAAATACGATTCAGGGGTAGTGTCGAAGTCCTTCCACTTTTCTTTTAGCGTAACGACAAAGCGTTGATTGGTCTGATTCGGGTTGATGTATAGCATGATTCAAATTTAATAAAAAAGGCGGGGCTTTACACCCGCCCTTTTAAACATTGGCTGAACTCGTTATGATGCCGATGGGTAGGCAGGGCTTACCGTAATTCCGGCAAAGTTATCGAACGGCTCGGTAGTGTACGCTTCAAGCATATACGGTGGTGCCGGTTCGTTTGCGGTGATGGTGATGTTGAATCCTGACATATCGCCTAAAGCGTTGCCGGTATTCATGTTTTCGCCTCCTGTAACGTCTGCTCCGTTGACCTTACCTACGTAGAAGATATTGCCGTTGTTATCCAACACGAACGCTGCCAGTTGACTGGCTGCGATGTTTGCAAAGTTGGCACGGTCAAGGGCGGTAATCTTCTTATACTTAGCGGTAATCACTTGAGCGTAAAACACCGTACCGTTATCGGGTGAGGCGTTTATAGTAGATACTAACGACAGGCTCGATGCTGAGGGGTCAACCTCGAATCTGTACAGGGTAGCGGTTGGCAGTTCGTCGATTTGGTCGTTCGTGCCACCTGCAACTACCCCGGTCAGGAAGTCGGAATGAAGACCGAGGAAGAGCGTCTTTGCTCCTCCTACGGTGTTCTTACATTGCCGCTCCCGTCCTGATAATATTGAACAGGTAATACTCATTATGATTCGTATAAGTAATAAACGATTTCGTTTGCATAACCCACAGCGGTATCGGCTGAGAATTTGATGCTTACGTTAACGTTCTCTGAACCGTCAATCGGGCCTTGGTCAATCAACTTAACATCGGTAAAGTCAGACAATAAGCCTGTACCGAAGTGCATATTTGATTTACGTGCGGCAACCATTGTGTTGTCAAGCATACCCGGACAATGTACGAGTGGGAAGCCTAAGAACACATCCTCACCGAAACCTTCGTAAACGCCTTGAAATGTACCGAGTGCTTGTTTAGCGGCTGCATAGAAGAACAGAACCGAAGTAGGAACGTAGATAAATACGTCGTCGCCACGATGCGATTTTACTGTGGTTGGAATTGCGTCCACCACTTTCTGAAGTTCAGCGATTACGTTGTTTGCTGTAATAACAGAACCGGCAACGTCAACGGCTGAACCGAGTTGAGCGTAGAACCCGTCGAACTCACCTGCGTTTGCGGCTTCACCTTGCCACATTAAAGTTTCAACTCGTGCTGTAACGGCTTCTGCCATGTTGTTAAGCATGAAGTCGCCAAACTCCTTAGGTAAAGTACGAGCGTTTCCGAATCCCATTGATGCTGATTCCCAGTCGTCGATAAATTCGAGTTTGCAGATTTTCTCTTGCCATTGCAGTTGCTTTGGTGTGAGCGATGCTTCGGTCAGGGTTACTGTTCCAGTAGGTGTGAAGTCGCAGGTCAGGTCAGCGAAAGACGCTTCGTTTGCGTACTTCTTCAATACCAATTTGTATGGTACGTTCAGGTGCTGAGTTACAGCGTCGATTGTTTTCGATGCGAGTAGGGTCGCAGCGATGTATCCGGGTGCTTTCTCTCCCGCATACGTGGTGGTTACTGTTACTGATGTAGGCATGATTAATTAATTGATGCGGGTTTAATGTTGATATTTTCGAGGTTGTATGCGATGCGTTCAGCGGTTGACATTTTCGCCCATGTTGCGGGGCGACCTTTGTCATCCACTTTCTGAGCAGGTGCAGCCGGAGCGGGTGTGTCCTGAACCGATTTCACCTGAGCAGATAGGGTTGTTACTTGTGCTTTAAGCGCAACAATCTCAGCGTCTTTGGCTGCGATGGCGTTGGCGTGGTCTGCACTAAGTTTGGTGATTTCGGCACTCTTCGCAGTAAGCTGCGTTGCGAAATCGTTTTTGTCCTTGATGGCTGCGGATAGGGCTGCGGTGGCTTGTTCAATCACCTGCTCCATCTCGTTCTCAGCTTCCACTTTGGTAACGGTCACAACCTTACCGTCGGTCACTTCGATAGTTGTGCCATCTTCGAGGATGTGCGTACCGTTCGGGGCGGCTTGAACCTGACCCTCTACTTCCACGAACACCTCGACACCTTCAGCCCAGTCTTCGGCCTCAGTGAATACTTTAACACCTTCCTTCGTTACGCCATCCTTCATGAATTTATATTCACGGGGCGGAGCGGGGGTGTGTTCTGCTAACAAGGTTTTTAGCCCTGTTATAAATTCATTTAGTTTGCTCATTGTTGAATGTTTATACCTATATGAGTATTTAGTCGCCCGTTTTTTTTAACTTGCATGAAATTATTTTTATGGGCTTTAAGATTTCGATACCAACCACGCACGACGATATTACGCTTGGACAGGTCATGCGGTACAATTTGCTGCCGATGAACTCGATTCAGATTGTTAAGAACTTTTGCGGGGGTGACGTTAACGAACTGACCCTAACCGAGTGCGATGCGATTGCATCTACCCTGCTCGAACTACTTGAAGAAAGCCCCGTTCAGTTCAAGCCGTTTATCACTATCGACGGCATCGAGTACGGATTCATCCCGGACATGAACGCAATAAGCACGGGTGAATACATCGACCTTGAAACGTTCTGCGCTACACCTTCCGAAACGGCTCACAAGGCTATGGCGGTGCTGTACCGTCCGATTACGATTAAGGTGGGCAAACGGTACGAAATTGAGAAGTACAACACCAAACATCAACTGTATGCGGACGAGTTTAAGAACGTACCGTACAGCGTGTTTACGGGTGCGTCCGCTTTTTTTTTGACTTTAACAACCGAATCCGAGAACAATTTGAGCAGGTTTTCGGTGGCCCAGTGGAAAAAGTTGAAGCGGCAGGGGGTGATACAGGACTTGATGAATCTTTTAGAAGCAAGTGGGGATGGTACGATACCCTCATGATTGTATCAATGAAAGACCCTCGCCTCATGGAGTATTGGGTTAGTTCGCCCCTTGTCGAACTGCTTCAATACATGGCGTACATACAGGACGAAAAATCAAAAGAATCTATACAAATATGACAGCCTCCGAGCGGACTAAGGTAATACTTGAATTTGAGCAGCACCTATCCAATAAGTACGACTTCATCAAAGAGGCGGTGTACAACAAGATAATGGACACACCCCGCAGATTCAAAGCGGACTATTGCCTTGACTGTAAAATACTAATCGAAATCAATGGCGGTCAATGGAACGGAGGCAGACACAACCGAGGTGGTAAGGGATACGAGAACGACTTGAACAAACTGAACATCGCACAAGCCAACGGATACAAGGTGTACCAATTCACTTACGAGA